TTTTGCGCCCCGTACAGGCCCGCCCAGCGCGCCCCAGCGGCCCCCGGTTTAGGGGCCGCCCGGCCGGGGGCTAGCCAACCCGCTTCAAGCTAGCGTTGTCCACTGCGCCGGCGAAGGTGGTCTGGCCCAAGAACTTGAAGTCCACGTTGCCGGTCTGCGCCACAAGATCTTGACTGTAGGTGCCGTTCGCCGTGCGCGGCGTGCCGCTGACTGCTGTGCCGCCGATGAAGCGTGCGGTGACGTCGCCCGCCGTGTAGTCCAACACCGTGAACACGACCCGGTAGGTTGCGCCGGCCACGAACGCGATGGGCTGCTCCAAGTTGCCAGCGGTGGGGCCGACGTGCGTCGCCTTGCCGCTGGCAATGGTCCAGCCCGGCCCCTTCGTCCACACGGTGTCGGTCGCCATTGCGCCGTTGAGCAGCAGCTCCGTGTCGTCCACGTCGATGCCAAGGATATCGCCAACGGTAGATTCAACGGTGTTGAGATACGCCTTAACTTCGAATTCCAGCAGGCCGGCTAGCCCGGTGATGTCGAACACGTGCGACACAGCGGCCGCAGCCGTAGTGACCGGGCCGTTCCATGAACCGCCGTTGATGCGCCACCTGATGCGGTACGCGGTAGGCGCTTCCGGCGTCTGCGTTGCGTCGTCGTACACGGTGAGCGTGGACGCCAGCCGGTTGGATTCGCGCCAGCCGATGGTGACCGTGCCGCCGGCCCATTGTTTGGCCGGGGTGCGGCTGCCGTTGATGGTGAGGTAGCGCGGCGGTAGCGGCTTGTCCGCGACCTGCGTGAACGCAAGCGTGTCCTGCGGGGCAGCCGTGGGGTCCAGCTGGTTGGCAGGGGTGTAGTCGATGAGGCGGATCTTGGGGCCACCCGTGTAGAGCGCCGGCAGCAGGCCATCAACGTCCTGGATGAACCACACCCGCGCGCCCGCTGCGTGGTCAGCGATAGCAGTGCCCAGCAAACCGCGGTAGACGTTTGTGAACACCTTGTCGCTGCCCGCGTTGGTTACGGTGCGGAAGGCCATGAGCTCGTTGTCCACCATCAGCAAGCTGCGGCCGTCGCGGATTTCGCTGAGGCTGCCGAAGGATGCAAGGTCGTCGCCGCCACTCACACCAGTGGCCGTGAAGCCGGTGGCGCTGAAGCCGTTGGTGTGGTTGGTGGCAAGGAAGGCGGCGAGTAGCGTGCCGCTGCCGTTGTAGACCGCGTTCTCCAATGCCGTTGTGAGCGTGGCGAAGTTGTCGGTGGAAATCTGCGCGTCGTAAGACACACTGGCGGGGCCAGGTGCATTTGCGAGCACGTAGACGGCGGACTGCCCGGTGGGCACTGTGCCGGTGCTGGTTGCGTTACGCGCCACGAAGTACGGCGGTTCCCACATGCGTCGCGTTGCTACCGGGGCGGCCGCAGTGTTGGGCGGCGTCCATGCGCTGCCGTCCGGCGGGGCGAAGACCTGTGTCTGCGTGGAGAAGCGGTCCTGAATGCACACAATGCGCACCTTGCCGTCTTCCAGCGTGCCGAGGTCTACTTTGAGAATGCGGATCACCAACGCGGTGAGCCCATACGGCCCCCAGTTGAATTTCCGAACCATGCCCGGCCGCAGGTTGCTCGCCTTGCGGTTGCACACCAGCTCCAGCTTGAACAGCGGCACGCTCACGAACGAGAGCTGCCGGGCGGCGAGCATGTTGGCGACGTTCTTGTCGTAGCAGCCGATCATGCTGAGGTCAGTGGACTTGACGCGCTGCTGGTAGTTAATCAGTGCGAAGTCGTGCGCCACCGCGACGGACTCGTTGTAGTCCTGCGTCCGGTCCTTGTAGTTGATGCGGCACTGGTTGAGCGTGGCTTCCCACGTGGTCTTCTCAAACGAGACCAGCTCCTCCACCATTGACTCGTCCAGCGTCTCCAGCGTGGCGACGTCGTAGTCAAAGCGCGTGAGCTTGACCACAATCTTGGCTGTGCTGGGGTCTTGGTACAGCAGCCCGTCTGCCATGCGCAGCACTTCTTCCGCAAGCTGTCGGCCGTTGATTGCGCTCTGCAGGAAGAGCGACATGCCGAGCCCCTCGTTGTAGAGGGTCTGTGCGGCCGCCTGCCACGTAGTGAGGTCAATGTCCTCCTGCGACGCGCCGAAGCGCCCCCACCGCTCGGTCACAGCGTCGTACATGATTTCCATGGGGTTGACGTCCAACCCGTTGGGCATGATGCTGTAAGTCGCGTGCAGATTGTTGGACATGCGCGACAGCTCGGCGTTCAGCGACTCGATGTTAGGCGAGGTGCCGAAGTAGAACCCCGTTGCTTTGGGGTTGAGCGCGGCGTTGCCCTTGAACACCGTGCGCGCGACGCCGTTGTACGCCGGCACGTTTGCGCCCAGCTTGGAGATGAGGTACGGGTCCTGTGCCGGCGAGAAGCCCCCGGTGTAGAAGGTGATATCGCCCAGCAGGCCGCCGCGCTCTTTGTCGCCACCGAACAACAGCGGCAGGTTGATTGTAATGGTGGAGTCGGTGGTGAGGTTGCCGGAGAAGATGAGCTTCTTGCCCGCCCACAACTTCTTCAGCTTTACCGTCTGCCCAGCCTTGCCCCCAAGGCACCACGACAGGTCCATGCCGACGTGGTACTTGTAGCCGGTGATGACCTTCTTGCTGCTGAACAGCCCGTCCGGCACCTTCGTCTTAATGGGGACGGGTGTGTAGTCGCCAACCCATACGCACACCGGGGACTTCGCTCGCACCGTGCCCCACAGCAACCCCTTCGGGTCGCCGTACTTGGCGCGCGGAACTTGGAAGTCGCCGAACGCGGCAGCGCGTGCGTTCTCGACGTTGGGCTTGGGTGCAGTGGCAACGGCCAGCAGCAGCGCAATGATTACGATGATGGCGACGACCCACATGGTTAGTCCAGTCCCGTGGTGAAGGGGTTGTTGTTCTCGCCGGGGATAAACGGGTCCCCGCCGAAGTTGGGTTGATTGCCGTACTTGGGGCAACCGTTGGGGCTGCTGTAGCTGTGGTCACAACCGGACACGACCTGTACTGCTGTGCCCGGGGTTAGCCGGCCGAAAGCGTAGTTGACGGTCAGCTTGCGCAGGTCGACGTTGTCTTGGTCGATAATCATGCGCCGCTCATTGGTAGCCGGGATCACAATCTCGCCACCAAAGAACCAGTCCGTGCCGAACGCGCCGATGTCGTTGACCACAATAACGCGGTCGGTCACGCTTTGTACGGTGGTTGTGTGCGTGTTGGCTCCGCGGTTCACCTTGCACAAGTCGTCGAATAGCGTGTTGTTGCAGGGCGGCTGATAGTAGACGTTCGGGATGTTGCCCTGCATGATGTAGCCGAAACGGCTGGGCACCCGCACGCGCGCTTTCACGCCTGCCAGCGAAATGGACGTCACCGGCCCCTTCCAGTACGGCCGCGCCTCGCTGGTGCCCCGGTGGTAGCGGTAGATGGTTAGCTTCAACGACGGCGGGGTGGTTTGGAACCCGTAGTCCTTGATGAGCTGGTTGCTGATGGGGAAGTCCAGTGTGACGTCCGAGTTGTCGTCATCGCTGGTCATGGCCTTGATGGTGCTGCGGCGAAGGCCGGGCACCGGCGCGTAATCTTTGCTGAGATAATTGTGGACCTCAGCCGCGCTGGTGAAGTAATAGCTCTTGTATGTGCCGACGAATTCGTACAGCTCTACCGGCTGGCCGTCGTCCGCACTAAGCTCGAAGTCATCGTATTCGCTCACGGGTCGGCCGTCCGAGTGTTGAAGGAAAGCGTTGTTTCACGCGGCATGTGCTGCAACCGGATAACGTCGTTGTCGATGCGCTGCGACAGCAGCAGCGACACCATTTCCGTCTGCGTGTATGCAACGTCGTTGGGCAACGCGGGCGAAAATACCACAAGGCTGTCACCTTCAGCTGTCTTAACCGCACTGGTGACCTTCGCGTAGTGCACGCCGCCCGCCGTTGTAAAGACGAGCCGGCGGTGCGTGGTGGCCTTGTAGAAGAAATCGGCGTACTGCGGCCCCTTGAAGGTGGCGCTGTTCGCGGCCAGCCCCATCGGTGCCAGCAGCTCCAAGTCCGGCCGCCACGTGGGCATAAGAAAATTCTTCAGCGAGCCGCGCATGGTGTCGCCGAACACTTTCCAGTAGTCCATTTGTTCCGGGTCCTGCACGCGCTGCACTAGGAACTCGAACTGCTGTGCAATCTTGGTGTAGTCCCACAGCGTGACGATGTCAACCGCGCCCACCTCACCGTCATAACGCATAGTGTTAGCGACATACGCTTCCGGCACCAGCGAGTTCGCCAGCGGGCGCTTATCCAGCAGCGTGTGGCCGTCGAACGTGGCGAGGACGATGGTGTTGCCGGGGCGCGCCCACTGGGTGCGCGTCTGCGAGGACTGGGCGCGCAAGCTGATCTCTGCAGCGTCGTGCACAGCGTAGCGGCGGAGCGTTGTGGTGTCCGCCACAAAGGAGGGCGCGCCCGGGGCCGCTACAGTGCCCGCCGGCACTGTAACCGCTAGCGGGGCCGCTAGGCGCACGCCACCGGCTACCAACTCGGCGACCTGCACCAGCAGCGTGGACGTACCGCCAAGCGCGAGCATGAGGTACTCGTCTACGCGCACGTCCGCCAACACTGTGTCAAGCACGAGGATGTCGGTGCTGGCGTTGGCTTGTACCGTCACCGGGGTGGCGTACTGCGTCCACGGCAGCCACAGGCGGTTCTGCGCGCTGAACAGCATCTGCTGAACGTCGCGGATCTCGCTGTCGTCCGTCAGCACCACCTTCAAGTCCATGTCCATGCGCGGTACGCCGCGGAGGCCCGCGCGCTGCTCTGTACCGTCAACCGCGGTGATCACATTTGTGAGCCATCCCCAGTCTTCGTTGACAGGAACTTCGGGCGGGTACTTAAACTGAATGGCGCGCGTGCCGGTGACCACAACCGGGGCCGGGTCGGGCACGTCGGTGAAGTCCCATAGCACGTGCGCGTCAATCTCAGGCGGGCCGGCAGTGGTAACGACGAGGTCCCATGTGACCTGTTGCAGCTCCTGAAATACGTAGGGCGGCTCAGCGCCAGTGTATTCGACGCCCGGCTGGTCGCTGGTGATAGCGCCGAGCGTTGCCTCTTGGTCCGGGTAGGCGTTCCACACGCTGATAACGCGCGACTGTGCTGCGGCCACCACACCGAGGTCAATCTGCACCGGCTTGATGTGGATGCGGTAGTAGTAGTCTTGGAAGAACGTGCGCATCCGGTACAACGTCAACGCCGCACCGATTTCGCTGATGGGCAAGTTGTCGACTAGCGTTGTGGTGCCGGGCGCACGTAGTGCCGCCGCCGGGGGCAGCGGCGGCGAGTGGTCCACCGGCCCCATGTCGGACAAGTTGGGGCTGAGGGCGATCGGGCTGGACTTCTCGCCGGGGTCCAACAACCCGTTGAGCGTGATAACCGCCATGTTAGACCACCTTCTTGTATGCGATGCCGCGCTGTGCGCCGACGCCGCCCTTCTGGTACCACGGGAACACTTTCCACGTGTCGCCGCCGAACGAGAACTCTGCCCCCGGCTGGTAGTTGGTCATGTCCATGTAACGGATGCTCGGAAGCATCCCTACCGGGTTGAGCAATGCGTCGCCGCGCAGCACCGACACAGTCTGCGGGCAGATGATACCAACGCCGTTGAGCGGTGCAGGTGCCCAGTCGCAAATTGGGAAGTCGATGGCACGGCTGCTGACACACGCTTGCCCGGTCTCGGAATGTGATGCTTGGAAGGCGCTGCCGACCCAGTTGTTGAACGAATCGAAGGCCGCACGTAGGTACGACGCGCCACGCTTGCTGACGGCCGAGTTGAAACTGGCTGTGCGGAA